TGAGCGTTTGCTATCAACATACGCTCCACTCTCTTTGTCATATTTAACAATTACCATGTCATCAATTCTCTTAGATCATCTGGTAAATCAACAGGTGCTACATCATTTACTAATCTGTATGCAGTGCCGGTTGGATGTATTGATGGTGGTAGTACAACATAACCTTTATGTTTGACATCAATGCCAGAGATTATTTTGCCTTTAAATTGTGCAGGCTTTTCTACATGAAAGTAAATGTGGTAACCATCATGCGTACCTACTACATGTGTGTTGCAACTAAAACATCTTTCAAGTAGCTCAAGCCATTTAGGATTTCTGCCTGCGTTGCGTGCATCGAAATCCAATACAACTAAACTTGATTGAGAGATACCTAAACCAATGTTCAGTTCTTGATCTGCAAACCATTCATCAATCTTGGCTTGATCTAATGTTGCATCTAAGTAACCATGTCGCAAAAATCTTGCAGGCTCTTTAGATTGTTTTTTCAATGGTAAAACAAACCATCCCTTTTGTGCATAAGCTGTAGCGTTCATATTCCCATCCCTTCAAATGGATTTACAAAAGCAATTAAAGCATGTCCCACTGACAAAAGCAATTACCCAAAGGCTTTACCTAGAGCTGTAAAGCTGCCGTCTGTATCAAAGCGGATCATTTCAAAGCTAGGATTGCCACGCTTGATTGTCATAATTACTGCCCCGGCCTGCCAATTAGCGTAATAATTGCGCTTTGCCAGGTAAGACATCTTTTTCATGTCACAGGTATGTCCTACCTCAATCCCTACTAAAACCCTCTGTAATCGGCCACCAAAGGCCTCTGAGTGGCATGTGTAGCCCATTCTGTGCGAGTGCCCCGAAATTACGCTACGCCCCCAGGTTTTTGCTATGTTAAGCGCACTGGAGCCGCCAATCTTGGACAGGTTGCCCTCATCCCCATGACAGAGCACAAAGTCAGTGCCGGGTATCTCATAAGGCTTCTTGGCGTAATAAATGCCTAGGTCGTCAAACCCCATAAATTTTTCATATTGCAGCTCTGGTAAGGCCATTAAACCCGGTACCTGGCTTACAGCTTGAAATAATCTATCGGCATGATTTGATCTTGAGACTACATCTGTTTTTAGATCATAGAGAATATCTTTACACAGATCCCGGTCAGCATTAAGAGTTTGTTGAAAAGACTCAGCTCTGCCTTGGCTGTACTTTGAGATTGTATTTAGGTCAAGCTCATCACCTACATTTAAAACTAAATCAAATTTAAAAGCTTTGACTAACTTTTTTAGATTGACAATCGCAGCATCAAATTGGAATGGCACCTGCAAATCTGAACAGATCAGATAGCGTGCATTGACTGACTTGTCTCGCTTAATCTTCATCCTCATCAAAATCATCAAGTGGATTTTTTATAGGATCCTTTGTGTCCACAATCCAATCAGGATAACTTGATCTATCCATTGCAAAAGCTAGAGCTGTGCCTTCATCCATGCCGGCTTTACGACAGGCCATGTACACCTCATTGGCTGCAATTGCCCAAAAATCTAACTTGGTCAGTACAGCCTCTTTAGTAGTCTTACGCCTTTTTTGTACAGGCTTTTTGCGTTTGCGTGTGGTTGCCATGGCTTAAGTGTAAATCACAAAATGCCAGATATTGCCCGGTGCACGCCCTCTTCCAAACTAATTTTTGGTGTGTAGTAATCACTCATCATTGTCGGATTGCCTACCCGGTAGGCTACGCCTGCCGGTTTATCGGACAAAATATTAAACTTAGGCATCTTGTCTATACCTAAAGTCTTCAAAGCCATTTGAGCGAGCTCAAGAAAAGTAGTGGCTCTACCTGTACAAAGATTGACTGTTTGATTGCAATTGTTTTGCACCATTGTGATGACCGCATCTACAACATCATCAATGTGTATAAAGTCCCTGGTAGTAGTTGCACGCCCCCAGATGTCAAATGGATTTGAGCCTAGTATCGCTCTTTGTATAATTGATGGAAATGGGTAAGTCATATCCTGATCAGTGCCATAGCCGCTAAAAGGTCTTAAAACTAAGACTTGAGTGCCAGCATCTCTTAAGTAACTCATTAGTGTCTCACCTGTTAATTTAGCCCAACCATAACTCATATCAGGTGCACCAATTTTTTTAAAGTTCAGGTCTTTTTCTTTTAACTTATATTTTTTAGATAAAGTTTGTAGCTCTATTGGGTAGGCAGCCGAAGAGCTGAAATAAACCACATAGGGCTGCTCAGTAACCATGCACCAATTAGCAAACTCAGCATCAATGGCAAGATCTACAGCTAGGCTTAAAGGTGCATTTTCTATCTGTTGTCTGCCACCTACAATAGCTGCAAGGTGTATGACTAGATCATATTGTTTTTTTTCTAGTTTAAAAAAATCTCTGCAATCGGTACCATTCTTAAGATCTACTAAAGTCAATTGTGCATAAGGTAAAGCTCTCCTAAATGCTCTACCAACAAAGCCATGTGATCCTGTAATTAAGATGTTCATTTACAAATCCACATCTGAAAGTTATACACACCGCCGGGAAACTCTAACAAAAAATACTGAACTGGATCAAAACCTGTATCTAATAACATTTGTTTTACATCATCCGCATGCCAACCCCAATAATGCTCAATATTATCAGTGTTAGTTTCACCGCATGGCGTACTAATAAACAAATATTTAGTTTTAGCTCTTATAGCTTTTAATGTGCTATCGGGGTCATCTAAATGCTCTAAAGTTTCTGAACAGATAAACAAATCAACATTCGGGATGTCTTTAATTATGTCATCAATATGTCCAGTCAATTTATACCCCGGTGCTAAGTCTCCTATGTATTTTGTATCAGCATCTAAAGAGTTAATAATTGTGGCATCACCGGCTGATAAATCTGCAATAGAATTGTATTTACTAAAAGCTTTCAGTAATTCTATACTTTTATTGACTCTGCCAATGTGATCAAGAAATTGAGTGTGTTGATGAGGTTTTGCATAAATGTCTGCTAATTGCTTTTGTGAGTGCGCCGGTCTGAGTCTAATTCTCATTTTAATTTATGAACAAGATCTGCATACTCTTGTGATCTCAAATATTTCTGTAGAGTCAATAGATCCTCTTCATACCATTTAGGTTGATTGACCCTGGCATAACCCTCATCCATGTCAGCTTTACCAGCCACAGGATGCAGATGCTCAATAATTATCTCTGGTAGATATATAAGACAATCCAAGTCAATGCCTAATTGTTTTACAAAGTTATCAAAATACAAATGCTTGCAGCCCGGAAAGGTCATGCCTCTCAGCTCTTCAACAATATCCCGGGTCATTGCATAAGCTGTAGGCAGGTTTTGACCTTGTAGCAGGTCATCACCATAGGCAATGCCTGTTTTACCCATTAACGCTTTTTGTAAAGCTTTGTCCCAATCAGTCGATCTAGGCAGGTGATCATCACCCATGAAGATGTACAAATCATAAAAAGGGTAGTTAGCAAAATCAAGTAAAAGCTCTGCAGCACTATTAAGAGCGTGCGCACAACCACCTGTTTTATTTTCTGCAGGTAGGCAAACATAAGAGTCATCTTTTGCATACTCATTCCATTTAGGATCATCATTATCTATAACAGCATAAAGATCTGCACTTGCATTTGTGCCAACAAAGGATGCAGCTAATCTAGCCATGTTTTCAGGTCTGCCCCTAGTTGGCACTATTACGCAGGTCTTCATAAGAGAAGGGTATGCAGGTTAGTTTTTAGTTATTAGGATTTCATAGAGCGTGTCTAGCTTATTTTCAATCCTACAAATGCGACCCTCAAGATTATGCTGACCATTATTATCAGGCTTGAGCTCTGATAAGTAATGCTTAACAAGCCATCTGACAGCTGCAATAAATGAGCCAATAATTGTTATTAGTGCTACTGTCAAAGCCGCCATGTCATTGGGGCTCATTCGCTGTTGCGGCCAAATGCCTTGTCTTGACCATCAAAATATCTGATTAAAGGTGCTACAAGTGCACCTGCCAAGATAGATAACTCCGGGCGCACATCTGCGACCAAAGCCAAAGCTGTGGTAACAGTGGCAGCGGCTACGCTGCGTGCATAAGATTTTACAATTGCTTTTTGTTTTGCACTTAGTTTCATCATAATCCTAACTGTTTAATTTTTTGTTTGACTTGCTCTTTGTCCATCTTAATCTCAAAGTGCATCTCATCTTTGCGCTTTTTATAATGACCGCCCCAGGCCAATCCATATTTAGTTATTAGTAATGTGATTATATTACACTGTTCTTTGTTAAATGTATTTGACTTGCCTAGTGCATGTTTTAAAGCGTTTAAATCAACCGCTGTACCGGAGCTATGATTGCTTAAAACTTTGTCAGAGCCTCTTGTCATTCTAAAGGCATAACCCCAGTCATCTAATTGACCTTGATCTATTGGCTCTACAAGCTCATGAAATTCCTTACAAAATGCAACAAGTATTGGTGCCACATCTTTGGCACAAGCAATTTTAAGTTTAGTGCCAGGTATAGAAAAAGACTGTATGCCTATGGCTTTTCTGTCTTCACTTGCCGGCCAGCCGTTTGGGCTTGTCAGCTCTCTAATACTGGCCATCATAAGTTACTGCACAATTCCTCAAGATTATGCTAAGAGTAATTTAGCCTCATCGGCAGTTATGCCTAAACGCTCAAGTAACTCAGCCTTAGCCTGAGCCTTTGCTTCGGCTTCGGCTTGCTTGGCTAGTTTTAATAGTTGAGCATCAGCCCAAGCATCAATAGTTGCTTCATATTCATCTTGGTCAAGTGTAATAACTTCATCATTAGATTGTTTTGTGAGGGTAGGATAATCTAACTTAAATTGCTCTATTAGTTGTTGTTTTGTCATTAGTTTGCCAATCCGTAAATTGCATATCTGCCAGTAATTGTTCCGCTATCTGGTTTTAGCAAA